TTTAATATATAGGTCTAATAATTTCTTATTTTTATCGCCTAAGCCATCAAGGATACTGCCACTGCCATCTATGTAATTCTTTAGCTCATCGTAAAAACCGTTGTAATCATACACTAGGCTCTCAACTTCTGGTATTTCTTTGATTAACTCCATCTGCAGTTTAACAGTCATGTCACCCATTTCACTTGTTAACCCACTAAACTCATCACTAGTGATAATTCTGCCTCTAGCATCTTTAATGTCTTTAAGACTCTTTAACTCTGGAGTAACCAACGCTCTAGCACCGCCACTACCAGTGAATCCCTCACCACCTCTAATCTCACCCTTGGTCATCATCTTGGTAATGTTATCTAAGTTATAATCTAGACTTCTTCTCTCACCTGTATTGTAAAAGTAATCTCTATCAAATAGTGATTTCTCAGGGTTTAATGACTTAACCTTGTTAGTGATAAATTCTTCATATTCAGAATCTAAACCTTTTTCTCTAAACTGGTCTCTTAGGTTTCTTGATGCTGTTCTTGCGTCAAACATAGACCTAGCTTTTTCTGTGTTGTATTCACTTTTAAGCACATCATAGCCAAGATCGTTTAGCTCACCATCAGTAAACATAGCTTGATGCAACTCTAATTTATTTCGATACTTTTTCTTTCTTATTTCAGATGCGCCCTCTGGCGGCCTTGGTGGTAATTGACTAGCAAAGTATTTTTTAGCTTGCTGTGATAGAGTCTCGGTAATACCAGTATCATCACCTAATTCAGTACCAAAGTAAGATTCTAAATCCAGTAGCTTTTTGCTTTCCGTAGTCTGTGATTCTGGGCTAACATCAATGCCTTTAGACCTTGCAAACTCAGCTATAAAAGCTGGCTCTGTTCTAGCTGCGCTAATTGGGTCGCTGTCTGTATCTAATCTTGGTGCGCCATAGTTCTGATAAATATCAGGGTTATCTGCTTTTAATCTAGCTTGCTCTGCAACTATGTTATCTTCTGGTATTTCTATTTCCGCTCTTGGCTGTCTAGGTGAATACACATCAGCTGCAAAAGTCGGATCGCCCTCAAATGAGCCAACCCTACCTATTAAACTAATCTCACCGAATGAATCCACTGGGTCATCTGCCTTAGCTATGCCAATACTAGGACTAGGTAAACCGCCTAACTCATCAATAGTCTCTACATACTCAGGGTTAACATTGCTAAACTTGTATAACGGGTCTTTAGGTGCATCAAACTTGCTATTGACATCCAACTCATCAAAAATATTTATCTCTTGAACCGCATTGCCATCAGATATTGCAACTGAATCATAGCCATTGCTTTTTAGATTATCAGTAAACTCTGCGGCTCTTGTAGGGTTCTTTCTTAAAAACTCTTTTACTTTCTTACCCTCTGCTGGGTCTAAAACCAAAGTGTTTTTAGCGCTGATATTCATTGGATGGATATTAGGTCCTTGATACTCTCCGCCAAACTTTTCTCTAGGACTTGAGATGTTTGCATACGATGATGCCAACTCAGGACTCTCAGTCACATAGAAACCCTCACCTAATAAACCTGGGTCTCTTTGCTGCGACTTATCAACTGACGGGTACTCTATAACATCACTTGTGCCGTGAAAAAACTCTCTACCAGATAAATCTACTTTATCAGTATTTTTAGGTGCAAACTTAAATGCCTTACTAGCATCTCCCACTACTGGGATAGCAGATAACAAACCTAAACCAATACCAGCGCTGTCACCTTGAGCAATAGCTCTGCCTAAGTCATCACCACCAACAACATCACCTATAACTGGCAATGCCTCAGTAACCATACCTACGTTTTGACCTATGCGATTAGCACCGTACCTATCAGATATAACACCTGAATCATACAGTGTATCACTTATGCCTGTGGATAACTTCTCTGATAATGTCGGCTCGTATGGCTCTGCTGTGGATAACCTGTTGCTAGGCATAGTAGGTACACTCGGAGCATACCCACTATACTTGGTCATGAGTGCCTGCCTAATCTGCTCCTGTGATAATCCATCAGGAAAATCTATAACGTCATTAGTACCCTGCACTCTAACTCTAGGCATTTACAAACTCTCCAGTAGTTGGATCAAACATCATAATATTATCTTGAACCTCAGCGTTTAAGTCTTTGTCAAACTTTTCCTCTAACTCAGCCAGTTTAAGACTCATTTCTGCAATATCACTATCACGTTTCTGGTCAATTACCTGCTGTTTCTGCTGTAGCTCAATATTACCCTGCTCAACCTTAGCAACATTCAATGCGACCTCAGACTCTAACTTCTCACGCTTGCCTTGCTGGTCAGCTTGTAGTTTAGCCATATCCACTTGGATTTGCTGTTGCTTCAACTGATTAGCCGCCATATCCGCTTGCGCTTTTGCCATCTCAGCCTCTGCCATCATCATGGCTGCTGGGTCTGGTTGTGGCTGCTGTTGCTGTGCCATTTGCTGGGCCTGCTGTAGCATTGCCTGCTCTTGCTCCATAGTCATAGGGTTATAGTATCTCTCTGAGTTTCTAACGCCCATTAATGACAACATGTCTGCCAATGTATGCCTAATGTGAGTAATGCCCACCACGCCATTCTGAGGCCCGTATGACTGATATATTGTCATCTGGGTCTGTAGTGTTGTTTGCAGTGCAAGTAATTTCTCTTGGTCTTTACCAGTACCTAAACCTACATTGACTGCAAGGTCCATCTGAGTTTTCCATGAGCGGACATCCATTGGAACAAATTGTCCGCCTAAGCGTATAAACTCATCGTCCTTAGCATTCTGTATCATGATTTTCAGCATTAGCGAGAATAAGCGTTTTAAGCCACCCTCAGCAAAGTTACGTGCAATACTTTCAATCTGACCTGCACTAGCCTCTGTTTGTGTAGCTACGGCTGTTGCTGTGGCATTCTGTAGCGCATCAGTATCTAAACCCATAGCACCACGGCTAACACCAGTCTTAGTTTCTGTCTTAGTATCTAGATACTGTAAGAATGGTAATACTGAACCTGCAACAAAAGGTACCTGTAAGTCTTGTACTGCACCAGGTTGCTTAACACGAATGATTGCACCGATTTCATTATTTAGTACGTCATCTACGTTTACCAATTCCTCAACTATTGTACGCTGTGGTGTATTGGTAGCAGCCACGTTATCTAGGATGCCTCGGATAACAGATGTAGTTGTGTCCTGCTCATTCAATAATAAATCTGCAACTGAGCGACCAAAGAATGAATGCGGCTCTGGGTCACACTCAAAGATGGCAAATGGAACATCATCAACTGGTTCATAGTCCAATAATTCATTAGAGCTACCGCCAGTAATAATCTTATGTAACTGAGCTACACCTGTCCCCTCAACATCAATACGCATGTAGGACTCAGTAATAGCAACCATTTTCATAGATGGGTCGATATTGTCTTCTTCATCACGGTCAGTGAAATAACCATTGCGGTAATACTTTTCTTCTTCCGTAGTGGTAGAGTTTTCGTCTAAACCGTCCAGCTCAGATACCTGGTCAAAGTCAAAGCCCATCATAACTAGGTCAGATACACGCATCTCTGTACGATGGCATACAATATAGAAGTCATTGAGTGATGTAGCATTCCTATCAACAAAGAACTCCTCTGGTGGGATAGATTCAATCTTTAACTCACCATCATCAGACCTATGAGCAATCTTTGCATCATGTCCCATGTCAGTCATAGTATGCTCTATAACATCAACCTGTGGGTCTTGCAGCAGCATAGCTAGTTCATTGTCATTTAGGTTAGTGTACTCATGCATCTCTACGCTTTCTTTTTCTTCGTAGTATGCTTTAGCAATACCAATCTTTTTAACCAATGCATCGTGCATAACATCATTTAACAATGTAAACCCATTGCACTGATTGAACTTGTATGATACGTACTGGCTGGCTTGCTCTGCGATGGCTGAGTCCTGTGGCTTTCTAGGTATGAACTCTACAGGTCTCTCGCTAGATAGGAACACTTTCATAAGACTGGGTTTAATAGACTTAATAGTATCGCTTACCTTAGTCTCTACTACCTTGGAGCGGCCATCTTCATGACCTAAGTCTACCTTACCATCATAGTAACGCTGCGCCTTGATGCGGTCCTCTGAAATTTCACTCTCTACAAAGTCCACTGCATCATCAATAGCATTGGCTACAATATTTTCAATATCATCTCTATCTAGCATTTATTGCTCCTAGTTCTGTACGCCAATCTGAGTAGACTGTTGCTGTGTCGCTCGTTGCGCTGATTTGCTAATTGTACCAGATATATCTTTTATTTTCTTCTCTAAGGCTGCCATAGCTGTATCATCAGTTAGCGCTCGCATAACTAATTGTGGGTCCTCAGATATTAGTACATTTACCACTTGCTGGCGCTGTTGCTCAGTAAGACCTTGTGCTTGTTTTTGCGTCAGATTACTTAAAACCTGCATCATTGCATAAGGACTGCCAGATAGAGCATCCACTGTTTGCATTACATTTTCTGCACTGCCAGATCGTCTAGCTTCTTGTTGCAAAGGTGCTGTTGGTGAACCAGCTGTGGATGGCATTTTTTGAGCAATGTCTACACTTTCTGCTGTTCTACCCATTTGCTTAACGATAGAGTCAACATCTTCTGGTCTTAGCGCTAGTCTTAAGACTTTGCCAATGTTTTTATTTTCATCAGCTAAATCTCTAAATGTGGTACCTGTCTGCATACGTCTATTGATAGCATTCATGAGACCCGCTCTAAATGCTTTGATTTGTGACTCAGACATATTTTGAATCATAATATCCAATTCTTCTGGGTCTTTAGTTAACGCTTTACGGCCAGACTCAAATGCCTCTTGTGCTGCAAACCTACCAGCTGAAACCTGTCTAGCTCTTGCCACATTAGGAAAATCCTGACCTATTCTTTCTTTTAGCTCATCCGCTACTTGGCCAGCAGTCTCTCCCATAGTGCCTCGACCACCTTGGAATGCCTGACCTGTAAAATCCCTAACACTTCTGTATAAAATCTCAGCATCTTCTGCTGTAGGCTGGCGGACAATCTGGATGGCACCTGCTTCATCTTTCTTAAATAATGGAACCAAGTTTCTAGCTGTGTATATTTCATCCAGCTCTGCGCCTGCTTGTGGGAATCGCTGTAAAACACTAACCATTTGACCAACTAGCTCAGGTGATGGCTCACCGCTGCGATTAAACGCCTGCTGATATGCATCCCTTTCCTGTGCTTTTAATTCAGATATATCCTGCTGTCCACGCTGTAACTGATTGCCAGATTGACCACCAACTAAGCCGCCCTCTAGCGCTGACTGTCCCTCAGCACGTCTTTGCTGTGCCATTGCCTTAGTCTGCTCTAGTATATCTCTAGCTGGCTTGCCGCCTTGGTTTACGTAATTCTTTAATGCTATAACTAATGTTTGATTATCAGAGATTGGCTTACCCTCTGCCACATCAACTAGTATTTCATCGGTACTTTTACCAGTTAACTCTACCAGTCTCTGTAGCTCGGCTTGAACTGCATCATTAGCTTTATCGCCCATCTTCTCACGGACAAATGACATGAACTTGTTGCCTAGCATGCCTAGACCTTGAGCAGCCAAGCCCATAATACCACCACCCATTGTGCCTGCCAGGGTTCCTATACCAACATCTCTAGCTTGGTCTGATAGATTATCTGCCTCACTAAATCCATAAGCTGACACCGCTGACTCTGCCGCCAGTGGTAATGCTTTTGATGCCAACATACCTAGTCGTGTAGCTGGCACTGCTGCTGTTGCTGGGCCACCTCTAGCTGCTAACAAGGTAGGTGGTATCGCACCTGCGATTTCATACATGGTGCTAGATAATGGCTCGTCTTCACGGTATTGAGCCATTTTAGCTCTAACATTACCTACCTCTTGGCCATAATCCATTCCACCAAATGCGGACTTGGCGCCTGCTTCGATTTCATCAGCAAACCCTAAAGTAGTACCCTGCAAGAATGAGCGTAGTCTTTGTGGGTCACTTAGCTCTTGTCTGGCTTGTTGTTTAGCCTCAGTGCTACTTAATTCTACTGGTGACTCGATAATGTAATCGTATTTCTTGCCGTTTATATCGACTTTTACTTTATATTTCATTATTCAATTCTCTCTACATCTGAGTCATCAATTTTAGCTTTTATATTAGGCAATTCTGTTGGTATATCAACGCCTGTTTTTTCTTGGATATATCTGCTATATGTCATACCCTCAGATGATAGTTTTCGAGCCTCTGCGTTTATCAGGTTTGCCAGTTTAACTTGCGCCTCATACTTTCGTTCAATGTATTCTCTTAGTTCTTTCGGCCCTAATTTTAATGGTAGCTCGGTACTTAATATTAAATCCAACTCTTTCTCGTTTAATGCGCCAAATGTAGCTGAGTTTATTACTGTAATACCTAATTGGTTAGCTGCGCTACGCAATATAGCAGTAGCTTCATTCAGTGCTGGCATCATATCTTGAATAATTCCAGAATCAGCGCCATCATCAATAGCTTTTATAGCTTGTAAATATAATGGTAATTTAGCCTGTATAGAGCTGGACTGTTTCATGGCCTCTGCTGCAGCATCTTTTGCTTTTTGTCTATCATTTGCAAATACTTGCTCATTTGTTTCTAGTCTTGCTTTTTCTGCAGCTGTCATGCTAAACGCACCCTCTATAGGTACATAGCTTGTAGTGCCGTCATTAGGGTTAAAAGTAGGCATACTTAGTTGACCAGTTTCTGGATGAGCAACTGGAGCATAAGACTTAATAGATGCAGTCTTATTGGCAGATAAAGTTTTAAACTCGTCAAACGTACCAGTGTAGCCATTTTTCTTAGCGTATTCATATTCACGTACAGATGATGGCTGATTACTTGGCTTAAGTAATTGCTGGGCATAAGCCATTAGCATTTCTGGGTTATCTTTTAGTGACTGCAGTGTAGCCTCATCGACACCTTTAGAGCGCAAGAATTGCAATGTTTTATTATTCTGCACACTTGTCTGCTTTTTCTTTCTTCGGTTTTCAATATTACCCTGAGCCATTTGCATAAGCGCTTGGTTAGGGTTCATTGACATGCCACTCAGACCAATGATTAACTTATCTTTAAAGTTTGGGTCACTAACAATATCACTAACGCCAGAACCAATTCTATCCATTAAACCGCCAAAGAAACCTTGCTCCTCTGGTGGTAGTGGTGGTAATTGAGTTCTTGGGACTACTGGGTTTTCCATCTGTCTAAGCATTTCTTGTTTTTCTTGCTCAGTCATGTTTTCATCAAAAATTGGCATTATAAACCCCTATAGCAAACTTGCGCCTAAAGTTAAATAATCAAATAAACCTGGGTTTCTTTGTGATGTATTTGTCTGCTGGCCAGTTTGTGATGCTCCGAATGCACCTAGCTGGGTCTGTAACGCCTGCTGTGGCGCTCCAGTGAATCCGCCATACTGAGCCTTAGCTGAGTCAATTAACATCTGCTGTAGCATCTGCTGTTGCTGTCCACTTCTAGCCATATCTTGATTAAGAGTGCGTCCCATATCAAAACCTTGTCTAGATAAGTTGCCCATCTGAGCGCCTGCACCTAATAAGTTTGATTGGCCTGCAAGTCTATTTCCTATATCTTGAGCTGCAAAGTTACCTGCTTGGTTAAATCCTTGCTGACGTAAATTAGCTGCTGTATTACCTGCTTGCTGTAATGCTGCCTGATTAGTTAGAGATTCAGCAACACCGTGACGACTACCGCCAAATGCACCTGCCGCTGTAGCTTGTGCGCCACCTTGGTTAATCTGCATCTGTCTGGCTGACTCAATATCTTGCAAGCTATTTTGAACCACTTGATTTTCGTATGGATTAAAGTATTGGCCCATACCTTGTGCGATAGTACCTGGTTGCATCATTCCGCCAGCCCGTGTTGCTTGCAGTGCTTGGTTATAAGCCCCTGCTGACTGATTCATGATATTACCTTGTTGCGCTCCGCCTTTGCCGCCTGCTGGTGCTGTCATTACTGACCCCCTAATAATTGTAACAAACCCTTACGATATTGTTCTTCATAAGGTGATATTGAACTTGTTTGATATTGCGCTATTTTTGGTGCATTACCTACAACGTGTTCTATTGGTTGAAGTTGAGCATTCATTGCTGCAGATTTAAGATTTGACATATCAGGGATAGAATCAAATATACCTTTTGTCGCCTGCTGTTGAACATCTCCAGCCGCTTCTGATGCAATGTCAGTGCCTACATCTGCTACGCTTTGTGCAAGTTGTTCTTCAACCTGCTTTTTAAGCATAGCCATAATCTCTGGACTCATCGTTTAAGACCTAAGTTAGTCAATGGAACACCTATGTTTTGGCCTTGCATTAGCGATGAACCGTAATCTATAGGACTGTACTGCTGTGTGCCGTACATATTAGCTATATCCTGTGCTGACATATAACCGCCTGCTCCGCCAATACTGCCACTTACAGGTGAACGCTGGTATGAAGTATCACCAGTTGGGATTGGTTGTACTGGTTGTCTAGCTGTCGGATCATACACATTAGAGCCAGAATCTTTGTATGGGTCGTAAATAGGCCCACTGTCAACGTATGCTTTATACTGTCCAGGTCTATTCTCTCTGAATGTATCTACCGCTTGCTCAAACATTGGTGCAGATGAATAACCTTGAACGCCACCTGCAAATGTCTGCGCTTGGGGCATACCAGCCATAGCATCTTGTGGTGTGCTTAATCCGAATGCTGATGATGCGTCTGCTGTATTCTGCATGGATGCTTGTTGCATTGGACTGAATGCCGCTACATCTGGACCATAGTATGGTGTATAGCCTATTTCAGCTGTTCTTTCACCCTGAGCCAAGTTAGACCTAGCTGCATCTTCCATCCACTGTGGAATATCTACTTTTGTTGTTTGGCTACCGCCTTTACCACCTGACATATTAAAATTCCTTAACCATATAAGTTAATTTAGACTCCCAGCCTAATGGCTTGAGCGCTTTGGTCCAGCCATGCCTGCCTGATAAAGACAATGCTGAACAACCTTGATTCTTTGCCCATGCTATTACATCATCTTGCATGTCGGTAATCTGCTTTAGCTCACCACCTGCCAAGAATATATGTAACACTTTTTTCTTTGGATAAACCAGTATCTCTGTGACTATACACCCCTTTGGTGCAGCCCATAACTGCATCTGACCATCCTGTATGGCTTTAACCACATCATCATAGTCATGTGTGCCGCCAGAGTAGCCTAATGCGTCATTTATCCATTTTTTTATCTGCATATTCTTGTAATACTTATAGTAGATGATGGTGATACTGGAGAAAATGTGCCTGATGTAGCATTCAGCCACCCATCGACATCATTGACACCCCACATAGCCTCTATTGTATCATTTTCATTCAAAGTAAACAAAACAGCCCTACTTACCACGCTAACAGCATTATTACTGTGAAGTGAAACAGCCATAGTGCTTCCTGGTGCATCCACACCATTTAGTCTAGGCCAAAAGTAAAAATTCTTTGTGCTAGATGAATTACTACTAATCTGCGCTGTAAAGCTAATCAGGTAAACACCAGCACGTTGAAATGTGATAACACCGTTATTAATGGCTATCCCATCGCTAATATATACTTGGTCGTAATCTATCGTATAACCAGTATTGGCTGATGCTGCTATGATATTGCCTGTGGATATAGCTGAGAATTTACCATCAGATAAAACAATCTGCCGCCACTCACCATCCTTAGAGACTACAGGATAACCAAACTCATTATCCCATAGCATGACCCCATCCTCAGATGCGTTAGAGTCCTTTAATTTGAATGATAGCTTATCTCTGATGGTATCCAGATAATTAGCAAGTCTATTAGCCCATGTCTGTATATCGCTATTAAACAGTCTAGGTATCATCGCTTACCGCCTTGTGTGATATTCAATCTATTAACACCGATGCGCCAGTCATTTGAATCACTTGATTGCAGTTTGATTTTAATCTGCCTGCCAGATATTCTAAGGTCTGTGGGATTGGACATATTGTAAGGACCAAACGTATACTCATCACTATTAGGATAGAACTTTGATGTAAATACACCGCTGACATCACCCTGTGTAATCTCATCTGGTATCATACTGTTAATATATGCCACACTATCACCAGTGCCAATCTCTATAGGTCCTGACTCAACATAAGCGTTTAGACCATCTCTGTTTGATCCGTCTTCATGCTTATAAATAACACCATTGTCATCTGACATTATAGTGTGTCTAAACACCCCAGACTCAAACCCAGCAGTTCTATCCAGTCTGCCCGTGTACCATGATTGGTTTTCATAGTTATACACAACATAGCTGTTATTTTCGATAGAATCATTACCAGGGTAAAACCAGAATATCTCATTGAACTTAGATACGTGAACAGCAGCTACCTTTGATGCTTGCGAGATATTTATATCATTAAATACATANTCAGATACATCGCATGGCATTTCAGCGACCTTACCGCCTGTATACATGTAGAAGTTACCATCACCCATCCAGTATGCACCAGAGTCAGTGGAACACCCAGACTTCTTACTAATGGCACCGCATGCATTACCAACCTGTTGAAAGCCATATACGTATGGTGGGCCAATATAGTTAGCAACATGAGCGTCTGTAGATGTTAGCAGTAAAGTTTGACCTTGCACCTTTAATCCAGATAATAGCTGACCATTAGTCTGCAAGTCATAATCACCTGCTTCATTAGTCGCCAGTGGAGTCCAATCTGTCAATGTTTCTCTGTCAGCCCACTTAACTCTATTGCGTATACCGTCAGCACCTAAGCAGAATAAGAATCGCTCACTTGTAACGATCATNCCCTTGCTTTCTACAGGACTATTTGCAATCTGTGNTGCTGGAGTATTTGTATCTATATCCCATGAGTACACCTTGCCATCAGTAGGTGACATNGCAATAAGGATGCGACCAAAGTTATCAATATCCCACTGTGTAGCTGGAGTTGGCGTAGCTAGTTCTGGTCGTGCTGTGCCATAGAAACCATAGCCATATAACCAGTTACCAAAACCTGTTTGTATAGTCGAATCATCTAGACCTACAGTAAGGCCAGCTGGTGTAATGTCAAACTGGTCGCCTACGATATTGTATACATATAATTTTTCTGGAGTTGATGCAGCAAGCCATGGATTGCCATCATTATCATTCCATGCGTGAATAGCTCTAATCTTACCTTGAGCTACCTCATTAGATAGCACTGTCCAACCACCTATAGGCTGAATGGTGCCATCGGTCCACCTAACTAAATTAGAGTCAATCCAGCGACCCTTAGACTGGTAATCAGTACCATTCTTATAAAGTCCTGGTGGTAATTGTAAAGGTACTAGCATGTAGACCTCCTATAGCTTTTTATTTAGCTCTTTGATGGCCTCGATTAGCAAACCTACCATATTACCATAAGCCACTGAGTAACCGCCCTCATGAGACCCTTTTACTGCCTCGGGTAATATCTCTAGGACCTCTTGCGCTATAACACCTGTCTGCTTTTCACCGCTGTCTATTCTGGTAAATGTGTAACCATTTAGCTGCATAACTTTATCCAATGCATTTTCAATATGGTTAACATCCTCTTTAATTCTACCATCAGAATAAGCAGTAACATCACCAGTAGCAGTTAAATCACCTGTAACAGTAACACCTGTATCTGACGTTTCCAGCTTCTTAGCGCCATTGTAGTATGCTATTACAGAGCCACCTGCATTCATGTTTAACATAGGACCATTGGAGTTACCATCTACATCCAGTGAGCGAAAACCAATACCTGCGCCATTAGAGCCAAGAAATAAGCTACCCTCACCAAGATCATATATATAAGAGTTACCAACACCGTCATTTATTGTATGGAATATACGTAAATCATCACCAGCGCCAAATCTTACCTCACCGCCATCAGGCAAATTAATCAGAGATGCTACACCTAACGTATCAGCAGTGACACCAGTAAAGGATGCATCAGCAAATGTACATAACCCTGTCGCAGTTAATCCGCTTACCGTAATGCCATTAAAAGTAATATCACCTACAATGCTAGGACTCTCAATAGATACACCGTTCAGCGTTCCAGAATCAATATCAATACCATTTACTGGAGTAGACCCAGATAAAAGACTATCAATGGAGTCAAAGTTGTTATTTATGTCAGTACCCCAGGTATTTTCACTAGCACCTACGGTAGGTTTATTTAAAGCATAATTAGTTGTTGTTGCCATTATTGACCACCCTCATTGAAATCTTCACTAGTTGCTTGCAGGCTAATCAAAACAGTACCCACATTCACTTCACTATTACCACTCTTAACCCATACATTCACAGTAGCCGTAGCAGTAATAAATGATGATGTGGATAGTGAGCTTTGTGCGTACAATCTAACGCCTATTGACTCATCATTAGCTAACTGCTGGTATGTGTTATCAACCGCATTATAAGTACCTGCTGGAGTCTCATTAAAAGATGCACCTGCTGATGTAGTGCCACTTTGACTGCTTACTACCACATCCCAATCAAACTTAACCTCGTCACCCTCATGCGTACTGTCAAATACCTTACTCTCTATAACAAGGCTAGATGATACACCATTTACACTATACTTAAGTGAGCTACCACCACCAGAACTAGCATACAGCACTAACCCTGCATCAGTCATCACCCCTCTTAAATCAATACCTGCATAAGAGTCGCTAGAGCCAAAATCAGTAGAACTCATAGTTACACCAGAGCTACCATCCCTCATGGACCAAGTGGTACCAGCAGATGATAACCCATAAAAGTCAGACATTGATATAACGCCTGACCCTGGTAGGCTAACACTAGCCCCATAATACTCTGACATCGAGATAGGATTCTCACCACCAAACTCTACCTGGACCTCTGATAAAGATATTGCGCCAGTTAGTTGTAGTGCCATGATTAGTAGTCCTTAACAGCCTGTGGTGTGCCATCGATTACAGATTGTGCCATAGCACGTTCTTCTTCATCTTGAATGACAATAGGATTACGCACTTGCTCAACTGTAGGTTCTGCTTCAGGGTTTTCACTGTCGTAAACAGTCACTTCCACAAATTCCTCTACAGGTTCAATCTCACGCTTAACCACCACTTCCTCTAGAACATCTTCCATTTCCATGGTTTCTTCGTTAAACACTTGCTCACCAGTAGGTATCATCTCACGTACTTCAACCTGACCATCAAGCAACACATGTTTCTCTAAGCGAGCTACAGCATTCTTATACGCCACTAGCTGATGATTGAACGTGTTGTTCTCTACGTTGACACTGTGGTCTTGTGAAAACTCAGCCATGAAGCTATTGAACAATCCATCTTCTTTACGGATAGACTCCTCACGAG